CCGCGTGACGCGCAGTATCATGTCCTTCCATGTGCCGGACAAGGTCGGCACCCATGAGATCCTGCCCTACTTGCACGGCCTCTATCCCTTCGTCGAGTTAGCCCGCGAACGCACCACCCGCCCGCTCCTTGAGTCCCGCGGCGTGCCGGAAATCTGCCAGACCGCACAAAACGAAATTAAGACCCAGCGCGACTTCCGCGTAGACGCCGCCAGCCTCAGCGTGCTGCCCCCAGTGCGCGTGCCCGCCAACCGCGGCAAGTTTGACTTAGTGCTCGGCCCCGGCGCCCAAATCCCTGAGCGCCGCCAAGGCGAAGTCAGCTTCATGGAGCCCCCGCGGGTCAGCCAAGGCAGCATCGAAGTCGAGCAAGCCACACGCCTCGACATCGACAACTACTTCGGCCGCATGTCCGCCGGCGTGCCGCCCCAGCTCTCCATGCTCCACACCCAGGAGCTGATCGATACCTGGCTCCTCGACATGAAGCTCTGTGTCGCCCAGACGATGGCACTCGCACAACAGTTCATGTCGCCCGAGGAAGTCGCCCGCGTCACCGGCAACCAGCTTCCCTTCAATGCTTCGCCCGCCGACATCCGCGGCAGGTTTGATATCACCGCAGAATTCGATGCTCGCATGCTCGACGCTGAGGCACTCGGCGCCAAACTCGACTATCTCGCCAAGATCCTCGTCCCGATGGACAGCTTCGGCGTCATCGACCGGGTCGGCCTCATCAAATACATGTTCCAAGCCGTGGACCCGAACATGGCGTCCATGCTGGTGCAAGACATCGGCGCCGCCACCCAGCAAGAGATTGAGGACGAGCAAGGCGCCTTCGCCAAGATCGCCGCCGGCACAGAGCCCCCAATGAAAGAAGGCGGCCAAAACGCCCAAGTCCGCTTGCAGACCCTCCAGCAAATCATCCAGTCCAACCCGGCGGTGTCGCAACGCTACCAGCAAGACGAAATCTTCCGCCGCATGCTCGACGCCCGCATGCAGGCATTCCAATTCCAACTCCAGCAAAGCCAAAACGCCGTCATCGGTCGAGTCGGCGCGCAGCCCGCGTTGCAGCAAATGGCCCAAGAGCAGCAGCTCGGCGGACCCGCCGCCTAGTCCCTCAACTCTCATCCCTCAACTCTCAACTCTCCCATGGCCGCTTTTCCCAACGTCTCCGTCCGCAACATCGCAGGATTCAACATCCCGCAGTTCAGCTCTATCGAACTCAACTACGTTGGCAGCACGAACAACCTTTCCACCGTTGTCTACAAGGAAGGCGCCGCGACAGTTGCCACCCTCACCTTCACTTATATCGGCGGCACGCCATCGGCCGATGATGCCGACATCGCCACGATCACCCGCAGCTAATGCCTTGGAAGTTCAACCCATTTAGCGTCACGCTCGACCAGACAGGCTCTGGTGGAGGCGGCGGCGGCTCTGCGTTCTTCGCCGGCGAAGTGGCAACCTATGCGGATCTCCCGCTCGACGGATCGGCCGCGCTCAATAGCCGCTGGCTGGTGCGCTCAAACTCAGGGACTTGGCCATTCTCGTCCTACAAACAGAGCGGCATCTATATTCGCACGGCCACTGTCGGCTCCAGCCGCGACAACGACTACAAGCTTACCGACACCAGTTTCCACGATGTCATGTCGGACGATGCGTTCTTGATCTTCGACAACACCGATCCGACCAAAGCGGCCAAGTTCGATGTCGGCGCCCAAGTCGGCGCAAACCAAACCCGCGTAATCACCGTCCCGAACAAAAACATCACGCTGGACGACGCGGGCGATGCGAGGACACCAAGCAGCACCCTCGCCCACGCCGCAAGCCACCTGCCTTCGGGCGCGGACGAATTGTTTGATCAAAGCCTCAACACCACAGACGCGCCGCAATTCGAGTCTCTGTCCGTTGCTAACCAACTAAATTGCTCTGGAGCGATAGATTTTTCTGGAGCAAGCAGCCTTCAGCTTCCAGCCATCACCACATCGCTGGCGATTTCTGAGGTTGGCAATAGCATCACTGGCACATTCCGCGCCCAAGTCGATTCCCTCACCGCGAACCGCACCTACGACCTCCCCAACGCCAGCGGAACCCTTGCCCTCCAAGGAGCCATCACCTCCTCTGGCCTAACCCAAGCCACCGCAAGAATTTTAGGCCGCACGACAGCCAGCACAGGAGCAATCGAAGAAATCCAAATCGGCTCGGGCTTGTCCCTGTCGGCGGGGGAGCTTTCGGCTACAGGTGGAGTCACAACGGGATCGATCGACAACGCCATCATCCGCGCTGACGGTGTCTCTGGAAGCGTTTCCCAAGGCAGCGATTTCATAATTGACGATCCCGTGGTTGCCTACTCGGTCACTGGCGATGCATCGACCGACATCATCACGGCGGTTGGCCACAATTTCACCGAGAACCAGCGTGTCCGCTTTCAAAGTCTTACGGGTGGCGCTGGCCTGTTTTTTGGCGGTCCCGGATCAAGCACCACCTATTTCGTAAGAAATATATCTGGCAACACATTCCAAGTCTCCACAACCAGCGGAGGTTCGGCGGTCAATTTCACCACCAACATAACGGCGGGCGCTGTCCTCGCGGTTCAGCGTAATCTCACGCTTCGCACAAGGAAGCAGGCGTTTGCCATGACGGCAGATGCCGCTACGGATGTTATCACCGCCACGGGCCACACCTTCGTCAATGGAGACGCGGTCAGCTTTTACAATCTGACTGGAGGCAATAACCTTGACGAAGTATCGCGCTGGTATGTCATCGAGGCCGCCACCAACACATTCAAGGTTTCCAACTCGTTAAACGGAACCGCCCGCGACATCACGACAAGCTACACGGGCGGCACCGTTGAATTGGAAATCCCGTTTGTCCTCGGCGCTCCGCGTTCGTCCGCGCTCATCCTCGGAGACAAGCCAGACGGCACACTTGTTGGCGGCAACGTGCGAGGCTATGGCGCAGTAGACCTTCAGACGAATCGCAACGGCCCGAACGCCATTGCTTCTGGAAGCTTTTCATTCATCGGAGGCGGTCAAAACAACACGGCGAGCGGAGCAAGTGCGTTGATTTTGGGAGGAACGTCAAATACCGCCAACGCAACACATTCGGTTGTGGCTGGTGGACAGGACAACCAAGCAACAGCAAGTTGGGCCTTCGTCGCTGGCGGAACGGGAAACATAGCCTCTGCAACCACAGCTTTTGCGGCAGGCGCGAGCAACACAATGCAGTCTGCCGCAACTGGCGCAGCGTGTGGTCGCAATGCTCTTGGCGACCGCGATAACTCGCTGTTTCAAGCAACGGGCCGCTTCGCAGCACAGGGTGACGCCCAGACCGTCCGCGCTTCGCTAAGAAACAGGGTCAGCACTGCAACTCCAGTTGAGTTGTTTATGGGCTTCAGTGCGGACACCCGTTTCGCCATTCCCTCTGGCAAAACGATGGCAGCTTTAATCACCGTCGTTGCGGCTACGAGCGGAGGCGAGTTCGCAAACCGCTACGTCCGCGCCGTGACCATCGCCAATCGCGGAGGAACGACCGCGCTGCGCGGCGCTGTGAAAGACCTCGACACCGACGAGCAGATCGGTGGTGCGGATGTGACGATTTCGGCCAATGACACAAACGATGCGATCCGTATTGAATTTAGCGGGGTCGCACCTGTCACGGGTTGCACCGCCGCCGCGTCCACGGATGTCATCACAAAAACTGGTCATGGTTTTAGCAACAACGACGACATCGTCTTTACCTCGCTGACAGGCGGCGCGGGCCTCACGGCTAACACCGTGACGTATTGGGTTATCAACGCAAACGCCAACGACTTTCAAGTATCCGCCACTCGCGGAGGCGCAGCCGTCAACATCACCACGGACTACTCCGACATGACCGCCGCCCGCCTATTCCGCGTTGTCGCATCTCTCGACGGTGTTGACGTTGGCCACGGCACCTAACCTATGAAAACCTACGGACTCATCTGGCCAAACGGCGACAAGGAACTGCGAAGCATCGTCCTCGACGACGAGGGCAACCCGCGCATGGACACCTTGGAGCCGTATCCCAAGCCAGACGATTGGCAGGCTCCGCAAGTTGTGCCGCTCATCAAAATCCCGAAACCAGAACAAGGTGCATGGGAGCCAAGCGTGGTTTGGTTTGATGATCGGGTCGAGAGGCAGTGGGTTAAGGGAACTCCTGCGCCTTTACCAACCTACACCGCCGACGAGTGGGTGGACGCCCAAGGCTTCACTGGCAAGCGCCCAACAACCTTGCTTTACCTCAAGCTGCAACTCGACGCCGCGCAAAAGACATCACCAAAACTGGCCGCTGTGCAGGGATGGCTGGATCAACTCATAGTTGCTGGCGTGACCGCGCCGGACCAGCGCAGGAGCGATTGGGCGGCGAGTCCGTGGAGCTTTGAAGAGGCGAGCCAAGAGGCATTGCAAGCATTGAACAACTAATGCGAACCGTAACTCTACAATCCATCCTCCTCCGCGCATGGCAACGTGTCGGCAACGACGCCAGCTCCATTGACTCAATCCCCAGCGGCGCAAGAACCATGCTCGTCGCCGCCGCCAACGAACGCATCGCCGACTGCTGGGAGTGGGCCGATTGGCCGGAGCTAATGCGTGTCGAAAGCCGCACGGTGCAAGGTAACGCGACTAATGGCTATTATATCGACTACGCGCAGAGCGGCCAGACAGCCATGGGTGAGGTCTTCGCCGTCTACCGCGATAATCCGGCCACGCATGTCGCCCCGCGAGAGATCGGCTACACGCTCCTCGGAGACGCTATCCGTTTCCCCGAAGACACCGACCTTCCGACCAGCGTTTATGTCCGCTACCGCGTGCGGCCGGACACCTACACGACGAGCAACCTCTCAGCGACCGTGCCCGCCGTCATCGCAAAAGCAGTCGGTCTGATGCTGAGTGCAGATTTGCTCCAAGAGGACGGACAGACCGACAAAGCGCTCGCCATGGAACAGATGGCCGAGTCCGAGCTGATCTCTCAGCGCGACAAATATTACTTCCAACAGGGCCAACCCAGCATGTGGACGGCTCGCGTCAACCAATACTAATCCTATGAACCCTAACGTCAGAACAACGAACAAATCCAACGGCGTCCGCCTCATCAGCGACACCACGGCCGTCACCGGAAACTTCAGCGTTGTCGAAAGCCTCGACGCCGCGACCAAGTTCCACACGCTCGCAGGCAACCAGAGCAACGTGGCGAACACAACCAGCGGCAGCGCCTATGCGTTCCCTGTCGGCACCTCCATCGAAGGCAACTTCACCGAGATCAAGCTGCACGCCGGTGCTGTGCTTGCCTACTTGAAGTAACGCATCTGAGGAGTCGCGCGATGAGCTTGCAGTATTTTCATCACAATTTCAGCACGACGGAAAAAGGCGTCATTGGCACCGCTACGTCTATCGGCTCCTCGGTGTTCAGCATGTTGCCCCATTTAGAGACGACTCTCAGGGTCGCCGGACTTTGTGTCGGCCTTGCGGTTGGCGTCGTCACCCTAATTTCGGTCCTTCACGACCTAAGAAAGAAACAGAAGCAAAAATAATATGAGAAACTGGAAAACAACCCTCCTCGGAATCCTCACTATCATCGCCTCGCTCTCGACCGCTGGCCGCGAGTTTTTGGCCAACGGCAGCGTGCCCGACCTCGGCCTCATTGCCGCGAGCCTGCTTGCCGGTTGGGGCTTGGTGATGGCGAAAGACAACAACGCCCGCCTCTGACTCCATGAGCCACGCCCGCGTCACAAAACTCATTGCGTGTGCGATCCTCGCCGTGAGCTGGGCTGTCAGTGCGGCTGGGTGCGTCACGGTGGGCTACGACTTCATTAAGCAACAGGCCACCGTCACGGTCACACCTAGCACCAAGGGCTACAAGAAGTAAGCAGATGTGGAAGTGGATCAAGAGACTGTTTGGCAAAAAGTCCGCGACTGGCCTAGTGCCAGCCTCGCCGAGCTTGCCATTCGCATCCACAACCAGCTCCACAACCGCAAGCAGCACCAAGACCTACGACCAGCGCAGAGTCTTCACGCCGAACAAGCAGACCAACCGGATCAGACCGGAAGCGATTGTCCTGCACCACAGCGACGGAAGCTACCTTGGTGGTGTCGAGTGGATCGCCAACCCCGCATCTAAAGTGTCCTACCACGTTCTCATCGCCCGCGATGGCCGCCGGACTGTCTTCGGTGATGACACCGACCGCTGCTGGCATGCTGGCAAGTCGAGTTGGCTTGGACGACCGGACCTCAACTCATGGAGCCTTGGAGTTAGCTGGTCCGGCAATACATACAGCGATCCGCTCGGCGAAGACGCGATGAACAGCGCCATAGAATACCTCGTTCCAAGAATGAAGAAGTGGGGCATTCCCATGACGCGAGTGCTGACGCACCAGCAGGTCGCCCCAACCCGCAAGAACGACATCAGCCCCGCCGACGCGGCGCGGTTCAAAAGCAGGCTGAAGGCAGCACTTAACTAATGGCATTAGAAAGTCCAGTCCAACGCGACGGTGACGCCGGTTTCCTCGGCTTCGCTTCTCGTTTGAACCCGCTGACGCTTCCGGCAGGCATGCTGCAAGACAGCGTGAACATGCGCTTGGACAGGGGCGTTGCGCAAACCCGCAAGGGCAGCAAGCGCCTAACGGACACCATCGGCACGACCGGCGCCCCGCTGACACTCGACTTTACCTTGGGCACCGACAAGACCGTCACTTCGATCACCCGCGCCTCGACCACGGCCACCGTCACGGCTACTGCCCACGGCTTCACGACCGGCGACCAAGTGAACATTCGCGGCGCCGTGCAGACGGACTACAACGGCGACTTCATCGTCACCGTTACGGACGCCAATACTTTCACCTACACCGTCAGCGGCAGCCCCGCGACACCGGCCACCGGCACCATCGTCGCTAACAACGGCCCAGAAGTGCGCGACAGCTACGAGGGCGGACTCTACGCGGCCGGTGTCTTCGCCAGCCAGAACTACGACAACGCCAACGAATACATTATCCTCGCCGGATCAGACAGCGCCACGCTTTACCGCCAAGGCCAGTC